TTAGCGACTTCCCGGCCGGCGCCGCAGGGTCAGCCCCTCGGGATCGGCTGAAACAGGGGTGAAACCGTGGCGCTGGTACCACGCCAGCAGCTCGGCCTCCGTGAGACCGCCTGGGCTGGTCTCGACCTTCAGTACCAGCTCGACGCCCTCTCGATCGGCCTCCGAGCAGACTTCTCGCAGCAGTTCACTGGCCCATCCCCGGCCCCGGAAGCGCGGCAGGGTGACGACCTCGGTCACGATCGCGGACTTCTGCTCGGGGTGGTGGATCAGGCTGACACTCGTTAAGCCCCCGTGGGCTGCGTAGACGTGCTGCATGCCGAGAGGCTAGCCGCAATTCCCCTGGGCTGGCCGGGAGATGCCCCAAAGCCCTTCGCCGCCTGCCGCCCATTCTCCAGGCCAACCCCGGAGAACCGTGAACTTCTCAGCAGGGAGCGGGAGTTCGGCCAGGGCCTCTGCGGAGATCCCCGAGAACGCCAGTCTCCGCACCCAGGCAACGTCCCTGGTGACCAGGGAGTACCGGGATATGGAGCTGTCCACCGCCAGGAGCACCCCGTAACCCGTCTCCGCGGCCTCCAGGCCGGCTGCCAAGCACACTTCTCCGTAGTCGGGAGTCTCCCAGGGGAGCAGGAAGCCAAGATCCAGTGGAGCGAAGGCGTCGAGAGTGTCCAGAGCAGGGGATCTATCAGGGTGGTGCATACACTTGATCCTCCCATGCTCTTTACATGATCACTACAGGCTTCTTGGCGGGGGTATAGAGACCCCCCGCAAAATAGATGTCGGTGTCAATCGCCCCGACTTCGGACGCCAGACACCCATCTGAGACGCAGGTCACACTGTGGGGACTCAATTCATTCATTCACGAGGGGCGGTGGGGCGGCGTCGAGGGCCAGGCAGAGCCGGCCGGGGCCCATCCAGGCCCACGGCGGGGGGTTCTGAGGCCCTGTGAGCCCCGTGGAGGCCCGTTGGGGCTGGTCAGGCGCCCTCGTGTGGTACAGTGATCGTTGCGGCCCGCTGAAGGCCGCACAGAGCCTTGAAAAAATTAAAACCCGTACACGGTCGAAGGACAGCGCCCCCGGCGGGTCCACTCGGAATGTATTTGGGGATTACCCCCTCCGTATTCGAGCGTGTGAATGAATGAATTGATTGGAATTGATTCATTCATGAAAGCGGGTAGTCAGGAGTGCCTGAGTCGCAGTCAGGTATTCACTGACGAGTGGTCAGCTTGACTCGGTGGTTTAGACCAATTGGTTTAGACCAAGGGCTAGACCAATCAAGGTCGCCTCAAGTGGTTTAGACCACGCCCGTAATGGGTTGTGATGGGGCTTTTGTAAAAGGCAATTCCATGTGACGCCGGTCACGCGTCAAACCGCGCCGTTCCGTAGCTAATCGGGCGGCGCTTTTTTGTTCAATCTGGACAAGCACGGACAAGGGGATTTTATGTCGAGGAAGTTGAATCAGGGGATGCCGTTTGTTGAATCAGGGGATCAGGCCCTAACGTTCTCGGTGTCGCCACGGCAGGCGGCAAGAACGGAAAGGAAATACGCGATATGCACACACGGGATCCGCCTATATAGGCAGGCAAGTTCGGTGCTCCCACTCCGCGTAAGCGGACCGGAGATTAGGGCCGGACAGGCTAGCTACCACGCACGGCACGCAGGTTGGACGCCCCCTCATTACGGGGCTGAAGGCTACAAAGCGCGTTGCTCGTTCCCAATCCTGCCCACGGATGAGGCAGTTGGGCGAGTGTTCCAAGCCGGGAGAACAGTGGTGATGAGCCTGAAAGGGACCTGTGATGCTTGAGAACTCAATAGCGCGACTCTTGACCGGTGGCTTAGCGACCCATCTGGACAAGAGGACCCGTGTGCGGAGAGGTAGCTGCTTCGGCAGACGATCCGAGGGCAAAGACGCCGGGCTGGAACCCCGGTCGAGCGTAGGGAGACACGCAGCACACGTAAAACCAACGGGCATGTACCGACCTAGAGCACTTTTCGTGCTCGCAGCGATGACGAATGCCTAAGCCGACCCACCTAATTGAGGGGTAGCGCCCTCGCTGAAGGGAGGTGATAGGGAAGGCTAGGTGAGCGGGAAGCATGCCCAAGCGCTTAAACGATACGGCGCGAGCCTGGAACGTTGGCCAGGTGCACAACGAGTGTGAAGAGCTTTGTTAAAGGGCCGGGGCTGGCATCCCGGCCCTTTTTCATGGGGCTTCACGCCCACTGATTCGCGCAATAACTCATGCAGGAGGCCACAATGACAGGACTGACCTGGCACCAGAAAAGAGCGGCTGCGCGTGCCGCTTCCGCGCTGCGGAGCGGTAAGCCCGACGTGCAGCACGGCCTACGGTATTGCTCATGCTGCGGGACCACCGTCACAGGCCCGTTGGATGACTCGTACTACGAATGCGAGGGGTGCGAGGACGGGTGCGATCCGGCGGTCACTGATCACTGCTTCACCGGGCACTGCGACGGGACCGGGTGCGGCTACTACGGGGCGTGCGAGCTGCCCCGGGGCTTTTCCCCGGAATTCTCTGGCGAGTCTCCCCATGTGCCGGGTGTCACGATCGAGGTGTACAAGCTGGGAGGAGGCACACCTGGTGAGCGGTACCACGGGGACTGGGCTTACCGACTGCTCCGCGACGGCGAACCATTCCGGGCGGGCCGTGCCCACACGGGAACACGCAAGACGCATGCCGACGTGCTGTGCCTGATATCGGAAGACCTGGAGTGCGCAATCTGACGCGTTAACTGCTTTGTTGAAGGGCCGGGATGGCATCCCGGCCCTTTTTCATGGCCGGTCACGGCTGAACCACTCGACCTAGACCAAGAAGGGCCTTGAACGATGCCAACAGCGACGCTGCGACTCGATGTCATGGGTAAGGCTCGCGTCGGCAAAAAGCCGACACAGGAATACCAGATCGTGTGGCGCAACCTGCAAACGGGTCAGGTTGTGACCGAGACGCGTACGGAGACGCTGAACACGCTCCGGAACTACGTCTTCGGTCAGTGCTTGAACTACAACTTCGCGGGCGCGGGTGTCGTCCTCGCAGGCCAGATTTGGCGCACGTACAAGAACCAGTCGAAGCGAGTCTACTGAGGGGAAGGCGAAGAAGTGAGTGACGCGAAGACGTACACCGAAGAGCAGGTGTCCGAGGCTGTCAATGGCGCCATGGACATGCTGATAGGTGAGCTGCCATGGCTCGACACGGAAGACGAAGACCTGCTTGCGCTCATGGTGAACGCTGCCATGAGCAGTTTGAAGACGGGCGGGAAGGCGACTTTCAAGGACGTTATCCGGGCGAACTTCGAGGTCACCGTGGATGAGTTCCTGACCGAGCGGGGGTGGTGAGAGATGCGTTGGACAAACCTCATGAATGCCAAGGCGCGGAAGTGCGCGTGGCTGGGCGCGATCTTCTACACGTCGGCCGGGACCGTAGAGATGTGCAACACGCATGTTCGGTACTGCCGTACCTGCAATCCACAGCAGTTGGACGAGGACTACTCGATTCTTGAGATTCTGGAGGCGGAGCAGTGAGGGAACCGGCCTGGGGCTACCGTCCGCACCTGACGTTCGACGGGGAGACGGGAGAGGTGTCGTTCTACGTGCCTCCGTCTCCCCGGGCGTCCTGGCAGGCCCGAAAGTCCGGGACGCTCATCCCACTTGGCAAGGCAGCAGACAGCATCGACGCGGAGAAGGCGTTCAACGAGTACGCGGAGATGGGCAGGCTTGGCTACCGCCTCGGGTCGGTGTGGCACCGCGTACCGGGGACGCGACGGTACCGCGTCGTTGTCACTGTGCACCCGACCGTGGGGGAATTGGCCGGCGCGGTGGAGAAGCCTCAGCCGCGGGCGCTGCGATCCGAGAGGCCGAAGTGTGACGGCACGGCTCGGTACGTCGAGGTGTACCAGGCGTCGCCATTCGTCGGCGCGTCGGTGGCTCTGCGTTGCACGTGCCGACTGACCCACTGGGCGCAGGCCGTCGACGGCTACCTCTACGAAGGGGCGGCTGCTGTCCCGCTGGCGACGGTTGTTGCTGTGATCGAGCGCGATCACTACGAGGTCAGCGGGGATTGGACGGCTCACGAGGACGGGACCGAGTTTCCTTTCGTCCGCTACGTGGCGCCGGTAGTGCGTGTCCACTGGTGCGACCTGGGCGACGAAGCGCACGGAGACCGGGTGAGAGCGGTCGGCAAGTACAGGTGGATCGGGGGGACGCCAAACGGCTCCTGGACGTACTTCCGGAACCTGTGCCAGCCCTGCGCTGACAGCAAGCGGGCTGAGGTTGCCGCACAGAACAACAGCTTCCGGCGCGTCGAGTCTTACTGAGGGTGGGGAATGAATTCCGCAGAGCACATCGAAGAAGTCATGGAATCGGCCCTGGACATGGTGAGCGAGAACATAGGTATCGGAGAGGCGGTGATGGACGCGGTGAGGCTTGTCATCAGTTCGGCCATGACCATCAGCGAAAACCCGGACGCGTCCTTTGAGGACGTGCTGAGCCAGTTCTACCCCGAGACTTCCCTTGCGGAGGTACGCGGTTGGTGGGGCTGGGACAAGTAACCACTGTCGAGCACCTTTAGTGAAGGGCCGGGAATGGCTTCCCGGCCCTTTGCTATGGGCGCTTGCCTAAGCCTAGACAACTGGAGGATCACGTGAAGCTCCCGTTCATCAGCAAGCGGCGCGAGAAGGCGTCGGAACGTCAGGATCTCATCAACTGGGTGTCGGATCAGTTGGTGGAGATCAACGTAAACACGGAGGAGGTCTCCGTAATCAGCGAGTCGCAACTACTCGTCTCGCAGAACCAAAAGCTTCTTTCTGACTTGGTGCAGGATTTGAACAACACGGTGCAAGGCTCGTACCGGGCATATGCGGGACTCATCAAGGCGACGCGGGCGGAAGTGGAGGCGTCACGCAAGGAGATCGCGGAACTCCGACAAATGCTCACCGAGCTGGCTACGGAGAGGCGGCAGCAGAACCCGGTGGTCAGTGCCGCATTGCATTTTGCCCGGGTGTTCGATGATGGCGCGCTGGCGATTTATGAGGCTGAGCACCTGAACGAAGCTCAGGTGGAGGCGTTGTCGGGGGTTCTCCGTGCAGCCGGTTGTCACGAGGGTGCCGACTTCTGGAGAGCCAACTACGTGCCGGACAGCCCGGATGACGAGCGGATCCCTGCGGCTGCCTGACCTCTAGGCGGTTCCTGTTTGGTGGCGGCCGGGAAACTCCGGCCGTTCGCCACGGGCAACCGACAGAAAGGCAAGACATGTCTCGTAAGTACCCCAAGAGGATCAAGCGCAAGTTGGCTACCGCTGAGGCTGATCGACAATTCATGAGAAAGCTCGTCGAGGCTCACGAGGAGTGGGAGAAGGAACGGCAGGCGTGGTTTCGGCAGATCCCGTCTTACGACCCCGTCGACGGAGATCAGCCCTGCATTGACGCAGAGATGGGCGACTACGAGCACATAGAGGAGATTTATGTGCTCGACGCTCAGGAGATGTTGGTCAACTTTGCGTCCGAGGCCCGCAAGCTTTTGGAAGAAGGGAAGTGAGCATGTCCCGCAAGGCTAAGAAGGTTTACACGGAAGACCTGCGCAAGCTGAGAGCGGCTGTGGAATTCGTGGAGGTGTGGAAGCACACGGAGCTTGCCGGGTTTTCGCTGCACTGTGACGAAGCCGATTCGCTGGTCGGCCTGTTGCAAGCATTCGGCTATGCAGACTCCGCTGCGGGCATTCTGGCGGAGCACGCAGAGGGCGACGAGTGCGGCGAGAAGCACCACAAGGGATGTGAGCCGTACACCTTCAGTTTCGAACTGGAGGGATTCGGTGACGATCCCGGCTGGACCATTGTCACGGACGGGATGAGCCAAGGCGATGCCGAGGCGCCAGCGAGGTACCTCATTGAGGAAATGGTCGCGGACTACTACCCCGCCGACTCTGAAGCCCGCGTTGCGAGTATCCGCCGGGTTGGCGTTGACAAGGGTATTCCCTCGGAAACCGCGCTATTCGGCTGGCACGATGAGCGGTCCTGTCCGATGCGAAAGGGGAAGTGATGGCCATCATCTACCCCGGTCAAGAGCAGTGCGGGCACTGCTACGAGTACGTGGACAGCGTGCAAGAAGACGCAATCTGCACGGAGTGCCACGTCCATTCGATCGGCGACATGAGCCGCGACGAATGCGGCTGCACTGATTGTGAAGAGAATGCCGAGTTCGGCGTGAACTGACGTGGAGGTAGGTAAGTGTCCTGGGGATATGAAGTATGGGTATGTGACTGCGGTTACACCAAACCGGCGGAGCACGACGGCTCGTGCGGTATCTGGAAGCGCACGGCGATCCACTGGAATGACAGATGGTTCGGTGCCTTCGAGGAAGCCGCTCAGCACGGCCATGCGTACGTGATGGCGGTGCCCGTGGGAGCCACCCTCGAACGGGGCTGGAAGGCACACATCACGTTCGAGCACATCCGCGGCGGCGGTCTGTGCAAGGAGTGTCGGAAGCGGCGCGGCCCACTCACCACAACGCCGTTCGGCAAAAAGTTCATGTGTGAGGACTGCCGCTCGGCGTTCCGGCGGGATCACGAGCGAAACGCATACGTCACCGGCCGAGACCCTGATTCACGCCTTTACAGGCCCGTCCTTGACGTAGCGCAGGAAGACGCGAAGCACTGATCTAGTCGCTTGAGTGAGGGGCCGCCTTCGGGCGGCCCTTTGCTTTGGCCACTAGACCAGGAGGGGTGGCATGGGCAAGGGCTCAACCAAGAGCGAAGTGCAGCACTTCCAGAGGCTCGATGACGGGCGCACTGGGTGCTGGACATGGAACTGCGGGAAAGCGGCTACGCGGTGGATCGATATGGAGCGGTACGGCATTCGGCGCTGGCTGAGTAAGGCGTACTGCGACGGCCACGGCAACGACGAGTTCAAGGATTCGCACCACACCTACCGCGTGCGACAGATCAAGGAAGGCAACAACAAGTGACCACCTCAACCCGATGGATCGCCACCTTTGACGAGGAGGCGGGGCAGCTCGACATCTACAGCTCCAACGGCCCCGGTCCGATGTACACATGGCGCCGACGCCATGACCTGACCCACGCAATCCAGACGCTCATCCTGTGGAGCTGGGAACACCCCACCAACGGATGGCGCACCGCCCCGCAGTGGGAGCGTTTGGGCGAGTCCAGCGTCATGGTGGCCGACGCTTGGCCGGTCCGGATCAGCGTGGAGGACCGATGAGCGGCATGAAGAGGTACGTCGAGGAACGGTGGAAGGCCGAAGGCCGGATCGGCGAGTACCGCCGGATAGCCGAGCTGCACGCCGCCGACACCGTTGACGGGCTGCTCGTTGACGCCTGGACAGCAGCGGCGTGTGTCACCCTGCACGACGCCCTGAGCGAGAGGAACCGGGCGCGCTGGCTTGCCATGAGTACAGCTCAGCAGTGCGAGGTCGCCGTCCGGCTCACGATGGGCGGCCGGTGATGGGCTCGGACCACACCTACCGCTTGCGAGTGGTCCAGTGAGCGGCGTCGACGAGCCGGCGCGGACGCCCGGAGAGGTTCCCGAGGACTACGACCCGGAAGACGTGGCTGCCTGGTGCCTCCGGCAGCGCTGGTTCACAACCGGGCCGTGGGACACGGAATTCCAGAAGCGGGAGATTCATCCGAAGGTGCTTGCGCTGTACCGGAAGGACCGCGCCAGGGAACTGGAGCGGGAGAAGCGTGGCGCTGCTGAGCGGACCCGGCTAGCTCAGATGTGGGCGGAAGCAGCAGCGGCCCGTGAACGGGCTGCGGAGCAGGCACGCCGTATGCGGGACATGCGGCGGTGGGGGCCGGAGAACGGTTACTTCGTCGGCACACGGGGCTGCATTCCGCGGCGCGTGGTCGAGGCATACAACCAGGCGCACGGCATCGAGGAGGGGGACAGCTCATGAGTTACACGAAGCGGTGGGCGGACGACGTGAAGGACGTGCAGGAACAGGCCGTGCGGGGCCGGGAATTGCCAACGGCGCGGGAGCGGCTGGTCGCCCTGCGAGAACTGTTCGAGGAGTGCGGGTACCTGGCGCGCGTCTACCCCTGCCCGTGCAGGGCGGCTGCGGAGCTGGTGTCGGTCGCGGCAGCAGCGTGGCAGGAGAGCGCGCCGGACGAGCCGGCGGTGACGGCCGCCTAACCGTCTGAGCACCTTTGGTGAAGGCCGGGTCCCTGTCGGGGCCCGGCCTTTGCCATGGGCGACTTCAGAGGAGGGCGGAGTGCCAGCAGATTACCGAGAGACGCAAGTTTCGGTGTACGGCCGCGCAGTGATTGTGCGGACCGAGAAGGACGGCACGATCCGGACGGACAAGCAGCTTGAGGCCGCTCACTTCAACCGGGTGAAGGCCAAGCTTGAAGAACTGCACGCTGTCGGGAAGCGCAAGAAGGCAGCGCAACTTCGGTTGCTGGGGACCAAGGCACGCGGACTTCGGTCTCACCCGAGAACGGGAAATCTCGAAGAGGCGTCGAAGGTCTACGAGGCAGAAGCCTTGATGGTGGAGAAGCGGAAGTTCAGTAAACCGACGTGTGACTTCAGGGATGCCCGGCGCCCCTTCCCGAAGGTGACGTTCACCTACCCGGTTATCCCCGAGCATCTGCTTGAAATGCATGAAGAGATCGCACCGCGCGACATCGTGATGGTGACGAGAGGAGACGACATGGCAAGCCGGGTTATCAGCAGCGTGGTGTGTGACGCCTGCGCGACCAAGCAAATCGAGCGCGAAGGCTCTGTGAAGCTCACCATCGGGGACGACGAATATGACCTGTGCGGCGAACACGGAGAGCGGTTCCGTGCCTGGTTCGCCGATGCACTGAAGCCCGCTCAGGCCGCTGCCTGACAGAAAGGAATTAATTCATGAGCACCGATGCTACGAGCCCGTTCGCGGCGATGAAGTACGGGCCGATGGGCGAAGCTGTGGAAAGGGCGATGCCGACGAGTGAGGCCGACCCCATCGGAGTGTGGGCGGCTGCCTTGTCTCTCTACTCGTCCGCGATATCCCGAACGGTGAGGCTGGAGAACGGGCGCCCCGTGGTGGTGTGGACCGTGCTTGCTGGCCGGAGTGCCATCGGGCGCAAGGGCTATGCCCTTGGAACGGCCAAGAGCATGCTGAGACCGGTCATCGGTGGCTACCTCGATGTGCGGCTTGAGGACGGGATCGCCTCGGGGGCGTCCCTGGTGCAGATGCTCTACCGCCTGGAGCTGGAGACCTCCGGCAGCCGTGGCGGCCCGGACGGGCGGGCCTGCATTGTCGAGGAGGAGTGGGCGAGCGTTCTGCGGATGCAGAAGCGCGATACCAAGTTCTCCACCCTTTTCCGGTCGGCGTGGGACGGCAAGACGATCTCCAACAGGACGAAGAAGGAATTGCAGATCGTTCCCCGTCCGCTGTTGGGATTCCACGCGCACATCACGCCCGGCGAGTGGGCCGCGTACGTGTCCAAGTCCGATGCGCTCGGCGGGAGTTACAACCGGCTGCTCCCGGTGCTGGTGGAGCGGTCCAAGATGCTGCCGCACAACAACCGGTGGAAGTTCGGCGACGCCAAGCCGCTGGCGAACGCCTTCCAGTGGGCCACGGCTACCGAGCGGGTGATGGTCTTCGACACGCCAGCCGGGAAACGATACGACGTGATCCGGGCGGAGATCGAGGATCGCATGGTCGAGCTGCCGGAGCTGCTGGCGAGCTACATGGAGCGCGCTGCCGAGCAGGTCCACCGCATCGCTGCTGTGCTGGCCGCGACGGAGAAGCGGACGAAGATCCCGAGAAAGGCCGTCGATGCGGCCTGGGCATTCGTGCAGTACAGCATGGCGTCCGTCGAGAAGCTGGTGAAGGAAGCCGCGGAGTCGGGTTCCCGGCCCCTGAAGACGATCGAGGATCTGATCAGGGATGCACTCGCCCGCTACGGCGGGGAGGCGACCAGCACGCTTCTGCTGCGGGCCCTCGGAACGCGCGCTAACGCGGCAGCGGTCAAGGAAGCCGTCGAGGGCATGGAGGACGTGGAGGTCTACAAGGCGCAGACGGTCGGGCGGGGTGCCAAGCCGATCATGTACCGGCTCGTCGAGCCGGCCGCGGGGGATCAGACCGAGGAGTCGCCCACGGAGCCGGAGACCGTGGTGCCGTCGGCTGCCGAGAAGCCTGAGCGGAAGGCGACGCGGCCGACCCTGCGCGTTGTCCGCCCGGCCAGGACGCTGGATCCCGTCCACCAGGACGAGCCGCAGCAGCCGGTGAAGGCGAAGCCGGTGAAGCCCCTTCCGAAGAAGACCAAGAAGAAGGCAAAGCCGACGGGGCCCAAGAAGGCAGTCACGAAGAAGGCAGTGGCCAAGCCGAAGCCTGCTCCGGCGCCCGCACCGGCTGATGTGAACCCGATTGCCGCTCTGCTGTGACAAGGCACGAGGTGAGGTGGCGGCCCGAGGGACGGTTTCAGTGCGTCCGCTGTCGGGCCGCCTTCCTCAGCAAGGAGAACGCAGCTCAAGCCCAGTGGCCATGCCCGGAAGAGCCGGTTGCGCACGGACACCCGTACATGCGGGAGCACGTGGTGCACCCCCTCTATTACCACCGTGGCGACGGGCACGGGCCGGAGCGGCTGTGTGACGAGCTGACCTGTCGCCTGTGCCAGCACGACTGCGACTGTGCCGCGTGCCGGGAGCTGGTCGACGCGCCCGGCCTTCGGGTGCTGGTGGACAGCCACGACGAACTACCAGAGGGATCAATCATGACCGAAGTCCGCGAGTCCGCCGCCACACGAGCCGTTATGGCAGAGCTGGCGCGAGAAGTCGGCATGTGGTCATCGGCAGGCGAATCGTTCGACATGAGCGACCTGCCCACCTACCGCGACCAGGCGATGAGGTGGCTCAAGCAACACAGCGAACTGTCCACGCGGGTGATCGAAGGTGCGGACTATGCCGTGGCGCTCACGCACTACCGGATGTGGACCGGGTGGAGCCCCGCCGCTGACCTGGAGAAGAGGGAGAAGAAGGAAATGATCAGTGTGGACATGCCCGCGCAGCTTCGCAAGCACGCGGCGCGGCTGAACGGGGCCACGAAGGGCGAGCGGGAGTTGACGGAAGCGTGCTCCCGAGCTGTCGAGGCGATGCGCGAGGCCGGGCGCAGCCCCAACGAGGGCGGAACCGTACAGCTGACGAACGCTGCTCTCGGGGCGGCGCTCACGGTTGCTCGTGGATGGCTGAACAGCAAGAACGGCAACGAGATGCGGGCCGCGAAGTCGCTGCTGTCTCGGCACGAGATGGACTACGTACCGGACGACCCGAGGGAGATCCGGCACGAGGTCAAGTTGCCCAAGTCTCTGTCAGAGTTGATGCGTCGGTCCTTCAGCCATGGGCAGCTTCGCGGACGCGACGACCTGCTTGCAGAGTTGACCGCGATGAGCTGGACGGAGGCCGGAGCGAAGGGGCGTGTGACCGTCGATGGGCTGCGCTGGCTGCTGGATCGCGCCCGGCACTTCGAGGGCCACGATCACCCTGCGGTGAAGCGTGCGGCAACCACGTTCGTCCAGCGGTACACCCCCGACCACGAGCGCACTTCGAAGCTGGTCGACGCCTACCTTGCGGCTGGCGACGAGCACCAGGACCAAGAGCAGCAGTCACCCACGGAGCCGGAGCGGGTTGTACTCGTGGCCTGCGGAGGGGCCAAGGCGGCGCTGGACCGGGCAGCAGCCGGTGACATGTACGTCGGGAGTTACCACCGGGCGTGCCGACGCGCAGCCGAGGCCCTGACGAAGGACGGAGGGACCGTCCTGATACTCAGTGCCCGGTACGGGTTGCTGCCTCTTGATCAGGAGATCGAGACGTACGACGTGAGGGCCGGAGAACCAGGCGCGATGCAGCCGGACGCCCTGCGGGACCAGGCCGCGAGCATGGGACTCACCGACGCACGTGTCACGGTGCTGGGCGGGAGCGCGTACGTTGAGCTGGCCCGGTCGGTCTGGCCCCAGGCGGAGGCACCGTTGAACGGGGGCATCGGGGATCAGCTCCAGCAGCTCGCCAGCATCTACGGAGGCGACCCCGAACCACTGGACGAGACACCGGAGACCATGCCGACGGCGGCCCCGATGAAGTGGTACACCGGACCGCTACGCGAAGTCGGCGGACTGCCGACCCGGTACCAGCCGCGCCTTCACCGGATGTGGTTCGGCGGCAAGGCGGGGAGGAAGGGCAAGGCACCGGGGCCTTGGCGTCGGGTCGAGGTCACCTACACCGGGGACAGCGTGTACGAGCTGGCCGACCTGGAGACCGGTGAGGTGCTGCTGAACGCCAAGCTGTCCACCCGGATCCACTGGGCTGCCTTGCCGGGCAACTGGGAGGTGGCACAGGAGGTGGAGGCCGAGCTGGTTGCCGACGAGGACCAGGACGACGAGCCCGAGTTGCCGACGAAGGCCGGGAAGTCGAGCCGGCCGCTCCGCCAGGTGCCGGAGAACTTCCTCTACATAGCTGAGGAGGCGGACACGGAGGCTGCGAGGGCCTGGTGGCGGCGACGCTGCGAGCAGTACGCCCGTGGCGAGGTGTGAGGCACTGAACAGCAGAAACGCAGAAAGCGGCCCCTGGACGAAGCACGCGTCCAGGGGCCGTTGTCACAGGGTAGTGCCAGTATGAGGCCGAGCAGGAGAAAGGGTGCGGGATGCGCGGGGTGGACCCGAACGGTGACACGGGAGACGGTGGCGTGATCCTCAGCGAGGGCGAGTACATGACCTTGGCTCTCTTGGAGGTCACCGGACCGGCCAGACCCACAGCGACGCACAAGCGTTCTTACCCAGTGCTGGGAGAACTCATCGATGCAGGGTACGTAGAGGTCTTCGGATCCATCTACGAGTCCACCAGGGTCATCACCGAAGTCGGGCGCGAAGCACTACGGAAGCACCGGGAGGCAGGGCCCGGAGGCCAGAACGAGTGAACTGGCTGACATACAGGGTGCGTCTGCGCTAACGTACGAGTCGTTGACCCCGCCTCTGCGGGGGTCGCCCTAGAGTCGCTTTGCATGGCTCAACAGGGCACAACGTTGGACCCGCTTCGGCGGGGATGGCCCGAGAGTCGCCTTGCAGGGGTTGTCGGGCGCAAGTTTGGCCCCGCTTCGGCGGGGATGTTCCTTCACAAGTGAACATGCATCCCTGATGTTCAAGTGACAGGGATGTTGTCCCCGCGTTAGCGGGGGTGGTCCCGCTGCACGCTTTTCGTTGTCCCCGCTGCGCGGGGGTGGCCCGTGACAGGCGCGCAAGCAGTCTGTTGGGCTTGCGGAGAGATCCGCGTTGTCCCCGCGCTAGCGGGGGGTAAGCTCCGCCTTCGCGGAGTTGAAAGCCCCTGCCGGATGGCAGGGGCTTTCGTGCGTCCGGGATCAGACGGCCGGTCCCGCCGGCTCGGCGGGAACCTCCGCCGCCGGCTCGACGGGTGCGTTCAGCCGTGCGTCCCAGTGCCGCTGGGTCACCTCGCCCACACCGAGGATCGCGGCCACGACGGCGGCCAGCGCCTCCCACGGGATACCCGGCCACTGGTCGACCAGGACGGGGACCAGGGCGGCGAGGACGGCGAATGCCCGCACCGCGTGCTTCTTGATGAATTCATTCATTCGATCACCTTGAGAAGAGGAAGCCCGCCACGGAGGCGGGCAGGCAGAATGGACTCCATGCAGATGCAAGGGCCCGATGGGGACGTAGAGGTGGAAGAAGAGGACTCCGGCGCCTGTGACGTGGCGGATCAAGAAGGAACACGCATCCTCAGTGAGCAGTGCGGCACCTGCATTCTGCGGGCTGGCACGCCTGTGCCACCTCAAGCAGTACGGCGCGTCATCCGCAGCGCGTTGGAGGCGGACGGGCACGTGGTCTGCCATGAAACTGCCGTGCGGGGGGTACCAGCCGCCGTGTGCCGCGGCTTCGTGGACCGCTACGGCGATCAGGCTCTCTCGATCCGGCTGGCGCACGTCATCGGCATCCGGGAGATTCCTCCACCCTCGTCGCTCACTTCACGATTTTGAGAACCTGACCGGCGAAGATCATGTCCGGGTCCTTGATGCCGTTGGCCGCCGACAACTTCGCCACGGTGGTGCCGTACTTCTGCGCGATGCCGGAGAGGGTGTCGCCGGAGCGGACCGTGTACGTGACCGGTCCCGGGGTCGGCTTCGGGGCCGGCGCCGAGCTGCCGCCCGCCCATGAGCGCAGCGCCGCGCGGTTGGCGAAGCTGGCCACGTTGGTGTCCAACGGGCGGTCGGTGTACTGGTGGAAGAGCCAGTTCGCCTGGATGCGCGGGCGCCCCGGGGTTACGTAGTCGGCGATCCAGAGGGCGTCACCGGCGTACGAGCTGGAGTCGCGGTTGAGCCAGTAGTCCTGGTTGCAGTACAGGCCGACCTTGTGGTTCGAGCCGCGCAGGCGCTTCACCTCGCGGATGAACTGGTCCTTCTGAGCGCAGGACACGCCCGGCTCTTCCCAGTCGGCGAACAGGACGTCGCCCGGTACGGAGTCGCACCGGTCCACGAAGAAGGCGGCCTGCGCGGACATGTCGCCCGGTGAGATGTAGTGGTAGAAGCCGACCACCAGGCCGGCGGCGCGGGCGGTGGCCGCCTGGCCGGCCATGCGCGGGTTGACGTACGAGGTGCCCTCGGTGGCCTTGATGAAGACGAAGTCGAGGCCGTCAGTGTCGAAGTCGGTGGACTGGTACGAGGAAACGTCGATGCCCTTGATCAAGGTGTTCTCCTAGGTATGAGGAAGGGCCGCCCGGTGTGGGCGGCCCGCAGGGAAGTTGCTGGGGTCAGGGATGCCGCAGGGCGGCGATGCGTTCAGGGTCGATGACGGACAGGATCTCCAGAAGCCGAGAGTTCTCGGCCTCAATCCGAGCGAGGCGTTCCTTGATCTCCGCCAGGTCGTCCTGGAGCCGGTCGGCTCGTGCCTTCTGAGCTTCCGCCTCGGCCTGCCAGACGCGGCCGGTGTGGTACTTCACGGCCGCGGCGAGGGAAATGAGGGCAGCGATGGTTGTTGCTGCGATGCTGGCCTAGTTGGTGATGGTCTGAGGGGTCAACGAGCAGTCTCCTTACGCCGGGGCGATCGTGGTCACGGTGCCTGCGGAGCTGCGCCACTTCAGCGCGCCGCCCTCGGCGTACAGCTCCCCGAGGAGATCCCCGCTCGCCGAGCAGAGCCGCAGAGGTCCGGTGAACTGGTGGGGAACGTGGCTGACGATGGCCTTTCCGTCCGGTGTGACTTCGAGGCCGTTGCCGCTGTTCTTGAGGAAGGCGCCATCCGCGTAGGCGCGGTCGCCGTGCGGGTCGAGGGCGCTGGTGTGGGCGTCGAGGCGTTCGCCGACGGTCACGGAGGTCAGCGCGACGCGGCCGGCCCCGAAATCGACCCACAGCCTCTCGACGCCATCCGGGCCGAAGAAGGCCGGGACGAACCCCCGTGAGTCGGCAGTGAGCTGGTACATCGGGGCGCCATCAGCGGTGGTGAGGTCGGTGTACTGCTGTGCGCCCGTGCTCGGCCCGTCCCAGACGGTTCCGATGGCGCCGGGTACGCGGGTGCCGGCGGCGTCCTCGGCGAAGTCGGACGCTGTCCCGCCGAAGAGTTGTCGCATGATTCAGTCTCCGTAGACGTTGGTCTGGTACACCCCGGACAGGGTGAGGATGGCTCCGGCGGGGATCCCGGGCAGTGCGTCGAGGCCCTGGGCGGGGGTGGTCGGACTGGGGTAGTACAGGTAGGCGGTGGTCTGCCCGGTGCCGCCCTGTTCGATCAGTGCGGTAACAGACATGTAGTTGGGCAGGTTGCCGCCGCCGCGTGCGTTGGTGATGTGCCCGTGGAGTACCTGGCGGGTCGCTGTTGCCGCCGGGACCGGAGGCAGGGTGATTCCCATGATCCAGTTCTTCCCGCTGAGCATTGCGCCGCCGTCGTTCTGGTTGTTGATGGTCACGGCGAACCAGACCATGCCCGGCGCGATGATGCGCCACCGGCCCGTGCGGTAGGAAGTCGGCAGCGGATCCGTAGCGTTGACCAGGCTCGGGGTGTACGGGCGTGCCTTGCCCAGGTGCCGGGTCACAGCAACACCGTCCCGGCCAACGAAATACTCGCTTTGGGTGTCGTTGGTGTTGCTGTCCAGGTCGTAGATGTACGTGCCGACCGGTGTCACCTGGGCGAGCTGCGACGCGTTCCACGGCACGGCGACGGGTGACGGCATGTCGAACGGGCCCACTGACAGGACGCTGAGAGTGCCGTTGTTGCCGGGTACGGTGACCTGGTGCAGGGGCAGCTCCCACCGGCCGCCGAGTGTGCGTGTGGGCTGCGGCACGACCGGGGAGGCCGCGGCCTGGCCCTGGACGACGGCGAGGTTCACCGAGCCGGCCGCCAGGTCGGCCCGGAGCACGATGAGGTCGACGCGGGGGTTCGTCCCGGTGTTGGCGGCGATGGCCACACTCTGGGCTGCGGTGAGCTGGTAGTAGAAGCCCCCGACCAGCGCGCGGCCGGGGGAGACGGAGACTGACGTGCCGTTGACGACGGAGGCCGCGAACGGGAGGGCTGAACCGTCGTAGCTGCTGCTGACGAGCTGGGTGTCGATGCGGTCCGGCCCGAACATGCGGCTCATCATCTGCCACTGCGCCTGGGACACCATCTGCTGTCCGCCACCGGCGGAGTCCGAGCTGAACGGGTAGCTGATCTCGTTTCCCATTTACATCCTTGCCTCTAGCCTGCGCAGTTTCTCGCGCATCTCGAATACCGTCTTGTAGAGATTCAGCGGGTTGCCGGATCCCTGCTCCCCGATCGAGGGGGCGACGGTTTCCGTCTGGCCGCCCTGCTCCACTGTGATGGAGACCTCACGGACGATGTCCACGTATTCGGTGCCGTCCACGGCAACTGTCACGATGTCCCCGACGAAGTAATCACGGCCGAACTTCACGTGATCGGTGTCGATGGGGTAAATCTGGAAGTTGCCGTTCTTGGCGCCGTTGGTCAGCGCCTCATTGGCCGCGTCCTTGACGGCTTGGAGTGCGGTCTGGAAGTCGGTGTCGGAAACGGAAAGATCGGCTTTGATCGGCTGTCCTGTCGTCGGGTCCGCCTTGATGGGTAGGTCGCGGCGGTCGAGGAACTGTTCAATCTGGAGCCCCCATTCGGCTTCGCTGGCGGTGTCGGTCTGCTGATAGAGGTAGCGTGACTTCCCTGCGCCCTGGCACGCCACGATCACCCGTGTCACCGTCGGCGCGGTGAGCGCCCACGTGAATTCCCGCAGGTTGCCCAGCTCGGTGCTGAACCGGATGTCCTGCGAGAGGTCACGGGGCGTGAAGGGGTGGAAGTTGATCGCTTTGGCGTTGGGGTCGTACAGGAACCGGTAACCGGTCGTCTTCGTGTCGATCCACGATTCGAGTTTGGTCCCGATCACATCCCATCGGAGGTTGTCCGAAAGCGTGGGGCCACTGGGGACGTTGCTGCCGATCACGACCCCGGGAATCTGCCGGCTGGGCAGCGCCCCGGGCCCGAGGGCCTGGTTCAGCTCCGACCAGATGAGCTGGCCGGCCGGGCCCTTGACCTTGCGGGTGTCGTCGGCCTGCCACTGCTGCGTGGCGTCCTTGGCCGGGTCCGGGAACGCAAGCCGGTTGTAGGCAAGCTTGTTGTCGCACTTCCCCCCGAAATACAGGGAGCCGAGCGAGGTGTGCTGATCATTGGTCCAGTAATGCTGGAACGCCTCGATCTGCCCAGTGAGAACCGGGTCTTTCACCCCGTCCTGGTAGATGGCGACTCCGCCGCCCTTCTGGAGAAGGTCCGCCTGCGGTGTTCCCGCCTCCACGAGAACCTGCCAGGAACCGGTCTGGCAGTAACGCACCACCAGATCCAATTTAATCCATGTGTCGATCACTCCAATGCGGTTGAGAGCGGCGTCGCGCACCTCCACCCGGTAACCCATCAGTGCACCTCGTCAGTAACTCGCGTAGCGGGGATCCAGCGTCATCGTCACGGCCGCGGTGCCGCTGCCGGCCACCAGATTCGTAGCGACCGTTGACGTTCCCGGAGGCACCGGCCACAGCGACGGATTCGCTGCAAGCAGCGGGAAATAATTCTTCCCCTGGTCATCGGTCACGGTCTTGTAGCCGGGACGGCAGTCCACCGTGAGCGTGCGCCCGATAGGGATCACGTCCGCTCCGCTGGCCTGCGCCGGAATTCCCCAGGAAGAGCCGTCGGGGCCCGTGAGGATCAGGGACTTGACCGGCCCGGAGATCCGCCACACCGGCCACGCCTCGATGTCCCCAGGGTTGCTGACCTGGAGGGTGTTGGTAGCCAGCGTGCCCTTGCCCAGCCGCAACGGAAGGAACTTGCCGAGGAAGGGTTGGGGCTTGCCGAATGACCAGCTCGCCACGACCTGTGTGTCTCCGTAGAACCAGGGGTCCATGGCGGTGAGCTGAATTCCGTAGGACACCCAGCGGAACCCGGCCGAGTCGGCGGCCTCGCTCCCCTCCATGCCGCCCTTGTAGTAGCAGCGCAGCCTTCGCGGAATGCCGTCCGATTCGATGAACGTCAGCACGCAGTAACCCGACTTGGGGTTGAGCGCGTTGGCGAGATCCCTCTTGAACTGGCGCAGCGTCAGGCGGTCGATGCCGTAGACGTAGAGCGGTAGCAGGATGTCCCGCGCCGCTGCCCGTGCTCCCCGGTACATCGAGCCGTCCAGGTTCGGGGAGTCGTCGGCGTGGATTTCGAACGGGGGCATGTCCAGCCCGGTTGCCCCGGGCTGGAGCATGATGGCCGGCCATGCCGCGGACAGGAAACCGGTCAGGGGGATTTCCTCCCCCTGACCGTTGTTCCCTCGGATCGATACGTAGGTGCTCTGCCACTCCACCGGAACGGGGACGGTTAAATCCCCCGACCAGGCATCGTTGGGGGACGTGACCGCTGCGGGAATCGGCATGGAGCACTCCTTTCGCTTTTACATTCCTGACATCACCTCCGCGTACTTCAGCGCGCGGAGAACGGCCTGCGTGGTGTTCTCCGCCTTCGCTTCATGAATGTGGATCTCGTAGCGAGGCCCCATCAGGTCGGCCGTCTGCCGTGCGGTGTAGACGCGCTCGCCTCCGCGGAAGTCCACGAGTTCCGGGCCGCGTTCACCGACCAGCGCCATACCCGGCGAGGCGGAAAGAGTGCCGGTGGCGTAGCCCTTGGTCGTCCTGCGGACGGATCGGGTGGTGGTCGTCCGCCCGTCGACGGTCCGCTCCGTGATGGTGGTGGTCGTACCGGCCCACGGATCCGTGATGGTCGTCGTCACCGTGGTGACGGACCGCCCCTTGGAGTCGTATCCCGTCGTGGTCGTGACCGTGCGCTTGACCTGCGGCGTCGGCTTGGGCTTGGGCTTGGGCTTCGGCTTGGGCTTGCGCCCGACGCTCTGCGACTCGCCGGTGAGCCAGGTGAGCAGAGCACCCAGACCGGAGGTCACCGGTGTGGTGGAGCCGAAATTCAGCGTCCTCTTCAGCGTCCGGACGATCGAATCCGCAAGGGACTCGATCTTCTTGACCAATACCTTGTCCTTGGACATCAGACCATCGACAAGACGCTGAGCAGCCTTCTCGCCAGTGGCGTAGTAGGACTTGGCTACCGAGTTCCCGAGGGAATCGGACGCCGTGCCGATGGCTGCGTACGTCTTGTTGTAGTCCTTGATCTGGGCGCCGGTGGCGTTCAGGAGTTCCTGAGCCATGGCCCCGCCCTGTTCCGGACCGGCCTCCGCGATGTTCTCGATGATTGCCGACGAGAAACCCCGCTTCACCAAGGTGTTCAGGTTGGCCTGGAACTTCTTGATGGCGGCCAGGCGCTCGTGGAGCCCGGACAGACCAGCAGTCACCGACACGCCATCGGAATTGAAAACCGATGACAGGTCGCGCAGGGACGATGCCTTGTCGGAGATCCCCGAGGCCATTTTCGCCTCGTCGTCCTTGACCTTCTTCAACGCGGCCTGAGCCGCTTTCAGCTTCCCCGCCAGGTCGGTCCGCTGCTTCACCAGGTTCGACAGTGCCTTGTTCTCACCGTCGAGCCAGCGGTTCAGCGAATTCTCCGTGCCCTGGCCGATCCGCCCGGACGTGAACGCCTTGGTGATGATCTCGTAGAGCCGCTTCACCGCAGCACTCAGCGAGGACGCGCCCTTCTCCGCGTCGACGGCCACGCCCGACTTCGTGCCCGAGGCGTACCCGGGCAGGCCACGGGTTGCGGCCCGCATCGAGTCCCGGTGGTTCAGCACCGTCTCCCCGCCGCCGAACCGGACGAGTTCGGGGCCTTCCTCGCCGACCCAGGCCCAGCCGGGCCGTGCCCCCGAGGTGCCTGAGGCGTACCCGGCGGTGCCGGCGAGGGCCTGCACCCAGCCGGCGCCCTAGCGGTGGATCGCGTAGTTGAGACCGGCATAGATGCTGGCCAGAGGGTTGGTGATCCCGAGACTGCGGTACGGACCGGCGTAGGCGTCGAACGTGGGCGGGATCGTCTGCATGAGCCCCTGACTCGGCATGCCGGCCAGGGCGTTGCTGTCCCACAAATTGATGGCGTTCGGGTTGCCGCCGGACTCGACCTGGATGCGGTGCAGGACGAGCGGTACCTACGTCTCGGACAGACCGAGCTGCATCAGAGCAGCACGGGCCAGTGGCGCCCATCGGGTCACGGCGTCGCCGACCCCCGGCAGGCTGAACATGCTCCCCAGCGCGTTGGACATGTCCGGCTGCGTGGCGTCGAGCTGGTCCCCGCTGCCGAAGTCCCACAGTCCCTTGGTGTTGGGCAGCGCGTCCTTTGCCGTGGAGGTCACCTCGTGGACCACACGGCTCGCGTAGTCCATCGGGCTGGTGAAGATCTGCTTGGTTGCCTTCACCATGTCCACCAGGCCGGTGTACTGCGACTTGGCCAGGTCCCAGACACCATTGGCGGCATCCCGGATGGTCCCCAGCGGGTCAGTGACCAAGCCCCTGCCGACAGCCCAGATGCCCTTGGCGGAGTCCCACAGCCCCTTGAACACCTCCTCCACCATGTGGAGCAGGTTCGACGGGGAGAACAGGTCCCCGAGGAACTTCCCGCCGCGCTGGAAGATGTTCCCCTGCCCCTTCCACACGTCGTCCCACAGGTAGTGGCCTGCCTGCGGGCCCAGGGCGCCGCCGACGATGCCGACCGCCTGACCCACCGCAGTGGGTATCCGGCGCAGGAACGTCCACGAGTCCCGGGACAGGAAGTGCCAGATGCCGCTGAACTGCTCGGCGACGTTGGCGCCGACCGTGCGCGCAGCGCCCGTACCGGTCGCCAGAACACCGTCCTGCGTGGTGCCGCCCAGTGCCCGGGAGGAGCTGTCCATGCTCATGGTGGCCAGGGCCGCCAGCGCATCCCCGCCGACGGCGAAGCTCTTCGACAGGTCGATGAGCTTGCCCAGGCCCAGGCGCTCGACGATGCCGCCGCCGGCGAACCGGCGGAGCTGGCCCCGCACGGCGAGCGTGTTCCACGCATTGATTCGTTCATGGCCGAGTGTGCGAGCGACCTCCGGGCGCAGGATCGCCTCACCGGGGGAGAGGATCGCCGGCACGATGTCCACGCCCGGCGCCTAGCCGGGGACGACACCGCCCGTGGCGTACTTGTTGGGCTTGTGCACCGCAGGTCCGTCGCCCTTGCCCGGCGCCTTCTTCCCGATGTGGTCGAGGGCCAGGTTCAGAGCCTCTGCCTTGACCCCGGCGTCGGCCAGGGCGCGGCCGAGGTGCTGCACCTGGTCCGTGACAGCACTCAGCTTGCGCTCGTTGAGCGAGGAGACGCGACCGGTCAGGCTGGACGCCTTCTTGATCGTCTCGTCCGTCTCGTTCTTGACGTGCGAGAACTGCCCCTTCAGGGAGTCCAGACTGCGACCGTTGAGCTTGTTGACCCGGTTGGTCGCTGCCTTCACTGCGGTGTCCAGCTCGCCCGTTGTCGTGGCGCTGGAGGTGAACTGGCCTCGCAGTCCGGCGAGCTTGGCCCGGTCGAGGTTGCCTACCGCGACCTTCGCGGCCTCCGTCGCCTCAGCGGCCCGGCGGGCGGCTGCCTGCACACTGCTGTCACTGCCTGCGGCCTGTCGGGCGAGGTGGTTCAGGTCTTGGCGGTTCAGCTCCCGGATCTTGTCGCGGAGTTCCTGGGCTTCGGCCTTTGCCTTCTCCATCTGCTCTTTGTACTGAGCGATGTTGATGCGCAGGCGCTCTTCCTGGGAATTGTTCCCCGTGACCTTATCGACGGCCCGGCGGGCAACACTGCGGGTGTCCCCGCCGTTGAACAGGCCGCGCTGCGACACGTAGCCGTTCCGGAATCCGGTGCCGTTCAGCATGGACAAGCCGCCGGCCATGAATTGACCGATGATCTTTCCGCCGCCGACGAGCGTCGAGACAAGCGGCGTGCTGAGCTTGATCAGCTTGCCGAATATCTTCGCCGTGGTGCCGAAAGCAATCGTCAACGGAGCGATGACCCCGACGAGCTTCGCCGCCTCCTTCAGGCCGGACACCAACTGCGGATGGCCGTTCAGGAAACTGGCCACCTTCTTCAGCCAGCCGACGAGGGTCGTCATTCCCTCGACAAACCCGGCCATGAGCTGAGGGACGGCACCCTTGCCGCCCTTGCCCATGAGGTCCGAGGCGATGCCGTTGACCTGGTTGAGCAAGCCGCCTTGCCAGGTGGTCTGGCCGGTCTTCCGGTCCCGGACCTGGCGGCCCATGATGGCCTGGCCCAGCCCCGTGTACCGAAGCTGCCCGGTCTTCGGGTCCTAGGTCTGGAACATCGCGCGAAGTTGCTGCTGCCACGTCTCCTTCATGTTGGAAATGCGGCTGCTGAATGTCGCGGTGCCCAGCCGTTCGGCGGCGCCCCGGATCGTCTTGTCCGGCTTCCCGCCGGGGAGCGCCTTCTTGCCTTCCCAGAACTCCAAGAGGTTTCCCACGAGGTCCTGGCCCCGCACGCCGCCGGTGTCCTTGGCGTTGGCCATGACCTCCATCATCATGGCGGAGGCGGGATAGATGTCCCCGGCCTTGGCGTGGAATCCCGGGTTGACCTTTTTGAAACCGTCGACCTGCCGTTGGGTGTACTGGGAATCCCTGAAACCGAGAAGCTGGGCGAGATCCTGAACCGGCATGTTGATGGCGTACTCAAGCTGCTTGGTGTCCCGAAGCGAAACGCGGTCGGCGTCCATCAGCTTTTCGATGGCGTAGTAACCGCGCTGGACCATCGCCGAGTCGGTGATACCACCGCGTGCCGCGAGGTCACCGATCATCTGCACGATGTGCTGTGCCTCCGTGGACACAGCAGTGGAACCCCGGGCCTGCCTGCGCGGATCCGCGGAGTTGAAGTCACTGTTGTGCGCGCCGGCCGCACGGGCGATCCGCGTGCCGTACGTCAGCATGTCGCCCACCGCGTACGGGGTTTGCAGACCGTACCGGGTGAGGTTGTTCATCAGGGCGTCGGCGTCCCTCAGCGCCATGCCCATGTTCCGCAGCGAGGTCTGTGTGTTCTGGAAGACATCAGCCGCTTTCAGGCCCCAGTCGGTCAGGCCGGCGCCCGCAGCAGCCAGCGGAGCCACCACACTGGTCATGAGGGTGTGGCCCAGCTCGGTGGCGGTGGTGCCGTACTTCGTGATGGACTCACCGGCCGTCTTCCACCGGGACGCCGCCGTGGTGCTGGCCGTCGACAGCATCGCCAGAGTGCCCCGGGTACGGCTCAGCTCCTCGGCCATGGTTCGCTGGATGGCTGTCTGCCGGTCCCGCTCACCCTGGAGCGCGCGCACAGTAGCGGTACGCTCCAGTTCCATCCGCCGCAGGGTGGTCTCCTGCACCTGGGCAGCCATGGCCCGGTACTCCGCCTGAGCCGCACGAGCCGCCTTCGCCTTCTCGGCCGCCGCGGTGCGGGCCTCCGCGACTGTACGGCGGTACTCGGCAACCTCCAGCTCCGCCCAACGCTTCGTCTCGTTGATCCGGGTGAGCGTCAGCTTCTCGCCGGCCGCGCGCATCTGGTCCAGCCGGGCGAGGTAGGCGTCGGCGACCTGGCGCCCGTAGCGCACCTCCAGGTCCCGCGCGTTGAGCGCGATGCGCTCGCGCTGGCGCGTTGCCTTGTCGGCCGCCGCCGTCTTCGCCGCCTCAGCCTTCTCCGCAGCAGCGGAGACCTGCCTGAGCGCCTGGAGCATGACGGCAGACTCGGAGGCAGCCAGCGACTTCCGGGCCTTGATGGAGTCGGCGGTGAGGGCCAGGCGCCCCTTCAGCTCCTCGCCCTACCGGGCGGTGACCACCGCTTCGAGCTGAGTCTGAAGCCGTGAGTACGCCTTGGTGACATCGGAAGCACGGGTGTAGAACGCCTTGATCTGCTTCTCAACCTCGGCGAGCTGCCGAGTGAGGGTCGCATCGTCCATCTGCGGTGTGATCTCGATGAACGCATTCCCGATCCGGATGCCACCAGTCACGGCCATAATGCCTCCTTACAGCATGTGCGTGAGGAAGTGCGCCACCTCCTCCCCGGAGGCGTACTCGAACTCCTCCGTCGGTTTCTCCTCGCCCGGCCGCGGAATCGGCTCCGGCGCTGTCAGATTGCTGCCGTCCTCCGAATGCACCTTGAGGTAAAGATAGGTGTTCAGTTCCAGGGCATCGGAGACACGGGCCAGCAGGTAATCAGATGTGCTCCACTCGGCAGCCGGATCCATCACGGCAGCGAGCGCCGACCGGCCCGGCCGGCGGCACAGTGCGTTCACGAGGACGCTGATCCTCCGGAGGGAAAGCCGTCCGTGCCACAGGTCGATGAGATCGACCCCGAAGAACTCGATCAGATCCGCTTCAAGTTCCTCGGGGTGCTCGCGTAGGGCATGGACGGCAGGGGTCAGTTTCCCACGGTGTTGATCTTCTCCGCGAGGGCCTGGAAATCGCCGAGCGTCGGTCGGGTCGCCAGGTACCGGGACCACTGGTCCTCGCCGAGCACCAGGCGGACGATATCGGTGTCGTCCTGAGCCCAGACGACCTCAAGGGGAACGTCCTTGGGAGCGGGAATCGTGTATTCACGGCCTCCGTGCTCAATCACGGTGGGCGTGCCGGTGGCCTCGGCCTCAACGGAAGCGGTCTTAGCGGACATGCAAAACTCCATGAAGAGGATGGGACAGGGGGGGGGAAGTGAGGCTGCTCAGGTGGTCGGCGGCGTGGTGCCGCCAGAGCCCGAGCCAGAGCCGGACGGAGTGCCGTCGTCCACGTTGGCGTCATCGGTCAGAACGAAGCCCAACGTGCCGTTGAAGTCAAGCGCTTCAAAGGTCAGCTCGAACTCCTGCGCCGTGGTGCGCTGAAGGGTGATCGCCCCTCGGTCGGAAATCATCGCGCGCGGAATCACGCATCGGAAATGCTTGGCAGCATCGCCCCAGTCCACGACCAGGCTGATCTGAGTGAGCGTCGGAACACTCGCCAAGTTCAGCTTCCACACACCTGCGCCCTGCTTCACCCAGGAAGCCCCGAAAAACAACTCAGTGGTGATCTTCGAAACTTCGGTCAGCGTGGCCTTGATCGAGAAGGAAGCCGCCTTGACGTTGTAGAGAACCGGTACGGCGGACTGCCAGACGTTTACCGGATCGGTCTGCACCTGCGGCGTGATGGTCACGCCGGACTCGGTGACCTAACCGAGTGCCTTCTATCCGGCCGGGCCGGTCGTACCGCCGTCGCCGACCGTGGTCGGCAGTACCGTACCGTTCGGGGTGCCATCGGGAGCCGGAGCAACATAGAGAGCGCCGTTCGGCGCGAACCGGATCTTTCCGGAATCATTAGCCATGAATAAATCCTCGGGGTCTCAGGTCTCAACATAGAAAATGGCGACTTCGCCGCCGTAAACGTCCTCAACGGACGCGGAGTCAGGCAGGTACTTGGGGGAGTTCAGTTCCAGCACGTCGAGTACCTGGACGCCTTTGAGTACCTTGCCCGGCAGGTCCTCCAGCAGGAGTTCGCGGGTGAGGTAGGCCAGGTCCGCGGCCGAGGCCCGGTCCTGGTGGTAGGCGTCCTACCAGATGTCAGCGCGGTCCATCCGGTCGCGTACCAGGCGGTGACCACCGCTGTGGAGGACGTACAGGCTCGTGGTGCCGACTTCCCGGCCCACCAGCGTCCCTGTGGGGGCGCCGGCCGGGATTCCCGGGCAGCTCTTCAGGTACTCGACCACGAGAGGCACCGGGTCAACTCTCACTCCGCACGCTCCGCGTCGAGGACTGCCTTGATGTAGAAGCGCCCGGCGTGCCGGTGGCCGGCGCGGTCCGTCCAGCCCTTCTCCTGGAGCATCGCGTGCCGCGCCTGCGGGTTCTCCTCGATGGTGACGTACCCGACCCAACCGGCGCTTGTCTTCTTCACGTTGGCGTGGATGTTCTGCTTGATCGAGTATGCGTCGGTGACCTGGTGAGGGCCGCGAGGCGCCGTCTTGATGATCTTCCCGGCCAGCATGCCTGCCTTGAAGGCCGCCATCTCCTTCCACGGTGAGCTGTGCTGGATCTCGTAGAGCAGGAACCCGAGATCCGTTTCGAAGAGGATTCCGTCCCGCGCGGACTTGGTGTACCGCTTCCGCCTCGCCATTACTTACTCACCCGCTTCGCGTCGATCTGTGTGTACCGCCGGGCACCCAACTTCCATGACCAGCTCTCGCCGTCGGAGACCCACCACAAGCCGTTGATCAGCAGCCGGTCCGCAGCGTCGTACGGGACAGCCCCAGGTAGGTAGACCGTGATCCGGCTCCGGCTGGTCTCACGCGTCGGCTCCGGCCGGTAGGTGCGCCGGTACGGCAGCGCCGCGCCCAGCCCGGACCACACCAACGCGGCCTTCGACCAGTCGCGGTGCTGCCCGTACGGATCGGAGATCAGGGGAGCCCGCCAGACGGCTATGTGGTCGTTGAACAGGGCCACGTGACTTCTTCACCTCCAGGGCGCACGGTCCGGGTCCGGTGCAAGGCGATGGTCGTCGCGCGCTTCCGGTACCGCTTCAAGGAGTCCTTGGCCGCCAGGGAGAGACCCGCGAAATTCGCGGCCGGCGCGTACTGCACCTCAAGCTCACCGGTCTTCTCCAGCACGGTCCCCGGAGAGACCGCAAGCCACCGGATCACCTCGGAGGCGATCACCTGCCGGATGACCGGCGGAACGGACGGGCGCCCCCACGACGCGATGAGAGTGACCAGCCCCGTGACCGGACCACGGCGCAGGTACAGCGTCCGCCCCAGCACCCGCCACTCGTCGACGCTGAGCGGGCGCCCGTCGAGAGCGACCGAGGCGACCGACAGCCCCGGCAGGTACCGGGGCGGGATGTCCACCTGCCCGCCCTCCACCAGCAGCTCGAACGTCTCGGCCTGGTGCTGCTGGAAGTCGGTCTGGCACCAGTCGAGCACCAGCGCGGTGGCGTCCTCGATGTACGCCAGGATCCGCGCCCGCTCGGCGTCGTCGGCGACGGGCCGCCCCAGGCGGGCGACCACATCGTCTACGGTCACGAACATCAGGTCGTGGCCGGGGTCGTGCTGGCGCCGTTGTGCGCGGTAATGGCGGCCTCGACGTTGCGCGCCACGACGAGCTGTTCCGGCCGGATGACCTTCGCGTCGTAGATCACGCGCGACTTGATCGCGTCGGTGAAAGACTGCTGCGGCTTGTACGCCTCCATCTGCGCGAACGGAATAACGACCGACGTAGCCGCGGTGGCACCCATGTACAAGTCAACCGGCTGGAACGCCTGGTTGCCCTTCTTGATGAGCGGGTTGTTCGGCCGGGTGTGGGAACCCAGCGCGTTGGCCACAGTGACCGGGACACCGAGAATGGTGCCGATCGCCGAAGCGCCGTTCGGGATGACCGGCGAACCGCCGTACACCTGCGCCTGGATGAAGTTCGGGTCGCGCAGCAGCAGTGACCGCATGCGCGGGGAAATGAACAGGAACCGGTCGGCCGGCGCCGACTTGATATCCAGGTTCTCCAGCATCGCCACCACGTAGTGATAGACGCTCAGCCGTTCCTTGCCCCCAACCCGGGTGACGTTGTCGCCAGTCGGCGCGTCGGTGATCTCGTCAATCTGGCCATGGAGAGCAGTCAGACCGGAAACCGCCGCATTCGCATCGGCATTGCCGTTCAGATCCTTGCCGCTCACTGCGGCGAGCAGGGTCTTGGCGACCAGCTCATCCAGCTTGATGGCGATGGCGCGAGCCCGCTGAGCAATGAGGTTGCTCATCAGGTCGATACCGACCCTGGTCTGGAGCTGGTGGAGCGCGTCCACTTCGATATGGAAAGATGAGCCCTTGGCGACTCGCATATCGATGTACTGGAGGGACGCGTGGTCGGGCGAACCGATCGTGCCGTACGCCGGGACAAGCCCCTTGTCCTGCACCTGGTCATTGACGAAGTGCGGGATGTGGACGACATCACCTTCCCGGCGGAACTCGCCCTCCTACTGCCGGTTGGTGAACCGAGCCGAAGCCAGAACCAGCTCTTCCTCAAGATCCTGGAGGAGTTCAGCGGTCCAGATTTCGGGGATGAAAACGTTGCCGGAATTGGCCTGGTAGCCGGTTCCGGGCTGAGTGATAAAGCCTGCCATGTTACCTCACGTATTAGAACTGGCCGGTCATCAGAGCGTCAAGCTTGCCCTCCTTGCGGGCAGCCATGATCTGCGGACCGGTCATGCGGGAAACCTCTTCACGGGTGAGCTGGCCGGCGGTCGGGTCACCCTGCCGCCCCAACCCAAGATCCTGCCGGTATACGGGCTTGTTGCTCCGCTTGGGGAGGGACGCGATGAGCTTTGTCAGTGCGTCGCTGTCCACGGAACCGTCAGAGCCGACGAGCCGGGAAAGGTTCAGGAACTCGGCGGGAGGAAGTTCGACACCGGCAGTCGCGGCATGGGCCCGTAGCTCAGCCTCGGCGAGCCGAGTTCCGACCTCGGCGAGAGTCGCATTGCGCGCCTCCGCCCGCGCCGCCTCGATAGCCTTCTCCGCGTCCGTCATGGACGCCTGGCGCACCTGGTCCAGCTCGGCGCTGGTCGCCTTGAACCTGTCCTCGTTCTTCCGGCTCAAGCTCTTCCACTTCTCGACCTCGGCCTGAAGAGTCTCGATCGTCGGAGCCTGCTCGCCGGGGGCGGACTGCTCGGCGGAAGAAGAAGAAGTGTTGTCGTTCGTGTCAGTCATTCACATCACCATTTCGGTATGGGCTCCCGTTTCGGGAGCCGTGGTCACGACTTGCGGGCCTGGTTGCCGCTGTTGCCCTGCGGGCGCTTCACGGCTGTCTGCTGGGCCGCCTTGCTCATGCCGACGGGCCCGGCCGGCGGTTCCGGGACAGGCATCGGGTACTTCTTCGCCAACTCCATTGCGGCCTTGGCATCGGCTTCCCTCATGTCCTGGAACCGCGCAATCTGCTGAGGCGTGTACCCGGCATCGGAAAGCAACTGGTCCCTCGGAACGCCGATCATCTGGAGCTTGAGCAGAGCGTCCATGTGCTGTGCTTCCGTGCGGTTCTCCGGATCCTTCCAGATCGTCTCTGCCGAATACGCCTTTGAGCGGGGATCGTCCAGCACCTTGAAGCAAAGGCGCATCACCTCTTCCCATGCCTCCCCGAAGTGCAGCATGCGCTCACGGGTCTTGGCTATGAGACCTGCCTCCGCAGCGGTAATCGACTCACCGGACGGGACGACGCCACCATTGAGGAAGTAATGGAACGGGATCCGGGAAATGCTGGCCATGTGCTGGACCAGCATCTCCACCAGCGTCACGTAGTTGCCGAGGTCGGCGGCCTCGAACTGACCGAACTTGGCTTGCGGGTCCTCGGCCTGGAGCAGCTTGTCCACGGCGACCTTGAACGGCTCAACCGGATTGCCGTGCTCGTCCTCCACGATTTCCAGGCCGGTGACGTAGCGCTGAGGCCAAGCCGCATACTCCGACGCCACCAGAGCGTCAGCAACGGTCTTGTTGATGGCGTCCTGGATCGGGATGACGACATGGAGATCACTCACCGGGTCACGCAGCAGCCGAGACCGGTTGCTGATCGGAACCACTGGAACAACCCCCAGTGGATTAGGGCCTTCTTGCCCCTCTCCCCACGCCAAAGAGCCTTTGGCGAACGACCACACAGCGTCAGGAAGCCAGAGGTTCACCCATTCCCGGCCCCAGTCGTCCTAGTAGAACTTCGCCGCGGCAGCGAGTTCACGCCTGGACCCTGGTTTGTACTGGACGACAACGTTCTCAGCGCTCTCCATGGTGATGGTCGGTTGGTCGTCGTCGTCCGACCACACAACCGCGTAAGAGGCGCCCTGAATCATCGCGTCGAGCTGAGCCGCGTTGTGTTCGGCATCCATGTAGTTGCGCTGCCAGATGTCCCGAGCATCCTTGTCGGCATCCGGCTCGTCAGTCATCCGGAAACCGTCCACGGTGAGGCGTTCGTTCACCGAGTCGATGATCAAGCCGCAGAAGTTGTCTCGCCAGCTCTCGAAGGTCTGGTGGAAGTGGTTGTAGTGCCGTGCCTGCGAGAACATGAGGCGCTGATGCTGGCCGTCGTAATACTGGCCCTAAATCTGGTAGGTCGCCTTGCGGCGGGCCAGCTTCGAATACAGCTAGTCAACCCACTGCTCAGGTGTGCTCGGCGCGATACCTACCGGCATCTCGGCCGGCGTCGTGCTGACGAGGCTACCGCCGTCCATCAAGCCCCTTTCTTTCCGGGGCCCTTCTCAGAACCCGACAACTCTTTTTCGTTTGATCGTGAGGCGCCCGTCCGCGATTGCGTCGGCTCGCGCCTCAAAAGCCAGGACTGCACAAACCGCGAGGTCGATCTTCTTCTTTGAACGGGGAGAGTCTTTGGTGATCAGGAGTCCCTGAGGGACTTCACGCGTCACCGCATTGAGAATGTGCCGGGTGAGGTCTTCATCTCCGTCGTGCTTCAGGTCTTGGACCATGGAAGCGGTGCGGAACCTCTCAACGGCCTGGACCATGCGCGTAGGCTTATTGGTCCAGAATTCGTATACGTAGTCGTCACCGTATTCGAGAGCCCAGCGGCCTAGGTTCTCCTGCCAGTACGGCGGGTCACCGTAGAACCACTGGACGCGATACGTTTTGAAGGCTCGGTGCACTGCGGCCTCGACCGCCAGGACGTCAACTTCCCAGTCAGGGTTATTGGGGTCCCGAGGGTTTTCCCAGATCCCCAAGACGAAGAGTTTTCCGTCCCGGAGCCTGCATCCCACGAGCCCTGTGGCGTCTCCGCGGATCGAGCCATCGAAGCCCACGGCTATTTGATCGCCCGGCTTGATGGGGTCCTGGTCGTCGTAACAGGCCAGCCACTCCGCGCGGACCATCCAGCCGTCGGAAGACTCCGCGATGGCGTTGAAGAAGAAGCGCAGGTACGTCGAATCAGGCGTCGTGCGGTCGTGCAGGATGGTGCGCGTCAGGCCGTCGATGTCGGCCCACGTCGCGTCACCGTACGCCTCGGTGAGCGCCTGGCGGACCTTGGCTTCGTCGCGCAGCTCGTCCGGCTGGATGTTGCCTTCAAGGCAGTCGTACAGCCAGAAGCCCTGGCGAACCATGTCGGACTCGTGGATCTGCTGAGCGACCGAATCTTCATTCGGGTTCTAGGCGTTGGTCGTGGTCACCCAGCGAGAGCCAGCGGAGGCCGTCTTTTCTACGTTGCGCTTGATGACCTGGTAGAAGTCGGGGCCGCCGTTGCTCCCAACCCAGTGGTGTACTTCATCAAGCAGGGCGAACGTCGGCCTGTTGCCCTCATTGGTGCGGCCAGCGGTCGCCTTCGGCCGGATCGACCCCGGCTTGCCAGACTTGAACTGGATCACGGACTTGCCGATCTCCAGCCCGTACTCTTTCTCGGCCGGAGACTCCGAGAGCATCCCTCGGATCATCTCAAGTGTCTGGTCCGTTTGGTCGAGCGCGGTGGCACCGATCTGCACCGTGGGCAGCGGAACGCGCTTGGCGACCGGCAGGCCGAAGGCGTCGAAGCGGTCGAAGCGGCAGGGGCCGATGAACTCGACAATGGCCAAGGCGGCGAGCAACGGGGTCTTGCCCCAGCCCTTCGCCCGTCGCAGGGTGCCAGCGCTGTAGCGCCAGGTGCCATCGGGATTGATGGCGTAGAACCACAGCACGAACTTGAGTTGTTCGGGGGTGAACTGCCAGGGCTCGCCCGCGCGCTCGCCGTCGGGGTGGACGATCTACCGCTGTGCCCAGCGGATCACCTGGTAACCCAGGGACTCCCGCGGGGACGGAACCCCATCGGGCAGGTTGCCTGTCTGCATGTCGGGGTTCCTCCCGTCGTCAATCTCATGGGCGGTTAGGGTCCGTTGAGCAACCGGTACAGCTCCTCGTCCATGTCGGAGGCGGCCGGCGCCGCGGACTCCGGCCCAGCGTCATCCTGGTCCTGGTCCTCATCCTTGAGGGACATCCGGAGCCGTGCACGGTCCTCAACCGTTGCGCCCCACTTCGCTACCCGCTGCCGGATCTCGGGCGCCAACTTCAGATCGCCCATGTACAGGGCATCAACCAGCTTCGCCGTGATCTCCAGCTCAGCCCAGTCGGTCTCAACCCATGTGGCCGTCTGCGGTGCACGGGCCCACGTCCGCCAGAACCGGCGTGCGCCGCTGGTCTGGATCCCGAGCGCCTTCGGCAGGGGCCGGCCCTCACGAGCCTCCGCGGCGAGTTCCTGCGCGTGGGGATGGGCGTTGCGCCGGACCGCGTTGGGCTTCGGGCGGGGTCCTCTGGTCACAGCCTCACCCGCTCCAGGTCGATCCCGTACAGGTCGGCCAGCTCCTCCAGCTCGAACAACGCGTCCTGGTGCCAGTCACGCCGCTGCTGCGCCCGGGGCGGGCGGGGAGCCGGCACCGAGCCGGAGTCGGCCTAGGGCCCCTCGTCGCATCGGCGGGAACAGCGGTCGGCAGTCATGGGTGGGCCTCCAGGGGAAGGGTGAATGAATGAATCCACAACTAGGTGTGGCGGTGTGTCCGGCCGGATTCGAACCGGCGTTACCTCCTGAAGGGAGGAGTTCTCGGCCGCTGAACTACGGACACCGCCCAGGGAGACCGGTAGCGCGCCTCACGGCCCCTGGACCTGCGGGAGCGACCCGCATGCATATGCCAGCGTCATGTGTCTGGCTGAGTGAGTGCGTTGCCCCGGAATCGAACCGGACCAGCTCCGTACAGAGCGAGGGATTTAGAGGCCCCCGTGCGTCCCAGCGCCCAACGCAAGTTTGGTGTGATTCTGTGCTGATTCAGCGGCTCTGTCGGTCGTGGTGTGACTTGCGTTTATGGCACGACTGACACAATGTCCACAGGTTGTCTGGCTCCCACGAGCCACCTCGGGAAACCGGAATTATGTGATCCACTTCGAGTTTCCGGGGAGAGCCGCAGAACTGACAGCGGAAGCGGTCGCGGACGAGGATTTTTGCCTTCCGCTTCGACCAGTCCGCAGGCCGTGAGAGGTTGCGCGCAGAGGTCCGTTCCCAGCTCCGGCGGAGCTGGTGTTCGGCGCATCGTCCGTCGCGCACGGTGGGGGTCGTGCAGCCGCTTGTCAGGCAGATTGATCGCGCCCTTGGCACGGCTTCACCCTCCTCGGAAGTTGACCGGGATGGCCGGGGTCGAACCGGCGCCTGGGAGGGGCTCGCGGGCCGGAGCTACCGGCCGGCTACTGGCTCCCTGTGCACTCCACACACCGCATCCCTGGACCCGTCGGCCCTGGTAGCTACCCGGGGACGGCAGGCCATGACTGTGGCCCCGGCTGGATGCTGGTCTGGCAGCCGGGGCGCTGACTCCTGGACCTGCCCGGAGGCGAAGAGCCTCAACAGGGCGTTCAGCAGGAGGACTTGTAATGACTAAGTGAAAATTTCAACAAGATGTCATAAGTTATCTGTCCTACTTCGACTAGATATGTAGATGATCATGAACTGATGAAGTAGGCGTCAAGAGAGAGTCAAGATTCGAATCTATGTTCTATGCTCTCTGTTGAGAGCGTTCCCCTCGGTTCGTTCGCTCGCTTCTCTCGCTCTCTCACTGATGATGTCGGTGTCAAACCGAGGCGCTTCGGATGTTGAAGCAGGGGGTTGAGACGCACGTCACACCTAGTTGACTCAGGGGACAGTGTGACTTGAACCGTGGCCCTCGATAGAGGTACCGTCGAGGCGCAGACAGGCTAGTGGTCGGGTAATGAGTTGACAGATCGGTTAAAGCTATGAAGAGGCTGCTTCCAGACGACACGATTCTTCTGAAGCATTACCGCGATGGCCTGTCGAACCGACAAATAGCCGAGCTGTACGGGGTGACTGTGCAGGCTGTCGCCAAGCGCTTGGATAATCTCGGGATTAAGCGCTATCCCTATGCGAATGCGGCCACAGCGATTTTTGAGGCTGCGTGGCCCAATGGGGAGACGGGACGTGTTCAGTTCACGGATCGAAGCCGGGCGCGAAGCCTGCACGTCTTCCTCCGCCGGAGGCTTGGCGATCCCACGCTCAGTGTGAATCAGCGGTATGTGGCAGAGCTGTTTGAGCGGAAGGTCCGGGAGGAGGGCGTGGTGCTCGACTTCGACCGGGCGCATCCCGAGGGGCCGTGGGTCTTCGTGCATCGCGTCGAAGCTGATGGGCGGCGCGTCATTCGCTGGCCGGAAGGCAAGGAGTTGCCACCGGGGGACCTGGCGCAGGCCCTCGATCTACCTTCCAAACCCTGGAGCTAATACAGCAAGCGTGTCAATTTGTCAATACTCACACCGCGAGCCTCCCGGACCCGGGGGGCTCTTCTGTTCCCCGGGGTAGCAGTTGAAGTGGGCATACCTGTCGGTTTCGCGCCGTGCAAGCTGTTGGTGATGTGGCGCACGTCACTTTCGCGCGGGGCATAAACGAACTTCTGTGTTGTCAGAGGCTGGTGTTACTTTGTGAGCACTGAGTGATCAGCCCGACGCGGCACCGCTGCGCCGGGCGACGAGGAGTGCACAAGTGATCGTCGTTACGGGGGCTTCGGACACGGCCGAGGAAACCAGACAGCTGAGTCTGTTCTCCGCGCTGGAAGAAGCCTCGCAAAGGCCGCCGTCGAGGGAGCGCCAGGAAGCCGCCCTGGCAGCCATCGACCAGAGCAAGCTGGTAAGCGTGCAGCAGGACGCGAGCACGTTCGGCGTCCTGATCATGAGGACGCTGGCCAAGCCGGTTGGTGAGTACATCGACGTGATCGTGACCGACCAAATTCAGGCTGCCGGGTACGCCCGACTGCGGCGCCTGGAGGCGGAGTTGGGGGCCTCCCTGTTCGACCTGGAGGTCGAGCGGGGCGCGTTCCAGTACCCGCACGCTGCCATCCTCGGCAGCCGGTTTTTTGAATTCATTCGCGTGAGCAAGGTGGTGATGGGTTGAGCCCGTTGAGCGTAGAGACACAGCCCCGGAGTGTGAGCCAGGTGCAGCAGTACGAGGAGTGCGGTTGGCGGTACTACCTCGCCAGGGTCGAGCGCGTGACGCCTCGGCCGGCGGCGTGGAGCTTCCACGGCAGCGCGTTCCACGCTGTGGCGGAAGCCGTGGTGCTGTCCAACGGCAGGATGACCGCTGAGGAAGCCGTCGAAGCCTTCTCCGACAAGTACGCCCGGTTGGTGCAGGATGCGTTGGACATCGAGCCGGACACCGATCGGTGGTTGTCGTCCGGCCGGTACAGCGGAGGCGAAGAGATCGAACGCCGCTACGTCCTGGGCCAGGAGCAGACGGCCCAGTACGTTGACTGGGTGGCTGAGCACCGCCCCGAGGTGTGGACGACACCGGCCGGAAAGCCGGCGGTGGAGCTGGGGTTCACGGTCGAGCTGGGGGGAGTCGTCGTCCGCGGGATCATTGACCTGCTCGTGATGGAGGCCGACGGAGACGCCGTGCGGGTGCGGGACCTGAAGACGGGGAGCATCAAGAGCCGCTTCCAACTGGAGACGTACGCCGTGGCGATCGAGTCCCTGTACGACGTGCCGGTCCGACGCGGTGACTGGTACTTGGCTAAGGATGGTCGCTTGTCCCGTCCCGTCGCCCTGGATCAGGTGAGCCCTGCCGAGGTTGGGGAGCGCTACGCGACCATGGACGCCGGGGTCAAGGCAGGGAGGTTCGAGGCGAACCCCGGCTACGGGTGCCGGTTCTGCGACGTGTCGCACGGCTGTTTTTTTTATGCTACAAGTTGAATCAGGGGATCGAGAGGGAGAGTGCGTGTACTCGCTAACGCAGAGCGTCGAGGTCAAAGGTTCGGCCGGGGAGCCGATCCCCAACCCGTTCGCCGGGTTGCGCCGGCAGGAGGTCGAGTTTCGACGCGGGGAGCTGAGCTTGGTGGCTGCTGGCCCTGGCACTGGCAAGAGTTTGTTCGCCATCAACCTGGCGTTGTTCGGAAATCTCCCGGTTCTGTACTTCAGTGCGGACAGCAACGCGGCAACGCAACTCACCCGCGCGACTGCCATCCTGACGGGGGACAACGTACGAGAGGTGAAGCGCAAGCTGATCGCCGACGAGTTCGGGGAGTACCATGCGGCGCTGGGCGAGCGCTGGTGGATACGGTTCAATTACGAGGCAAGGCCGACGCCGGGTGACATTGAGCAGGACTTGGCTTGCTATTACGAGGTCTTCGGTATATATCCGTATCTCATCGTGGTGGACAATATCACCAATGTGGATGGGGGAGACGGCCAAGCGGATGCTGGGAACTTCTCGTTCGGCTTGGAGGCAATGTGTGAGTACCTGTCAGAGATGGCCCGAGACACGCAGGCCCACGTTCTTGGGCTCCACCATGTCGTGGGCGAGTTCAGTGACGGCCTGCGGCCTATCCCGCTGTCTGGGGTGAAGGGAAAGATCGGCCGGGTCCCTTCAGTGATCCTGACGATCCACAAGGAGATCGATGGCATGGATGGGCGGCTGCTGCACGTGAGTCCAGTAAAGAACCGCGAAGGGTTCGAGGACAGCTCGGGGCAGACGTTCACAACGTACGAGTTCAACAGCGCCAACATGCGACTCACCGACTTGGAGAGTGAGTTCTGAGTCACAATTTTTTTTGTCCGTGAAGTTGAATCAGGGGATCCTGTTCCTCTACGTTGAGAGTGGGGAGGGGCGATGGTGACCACCGCCAAGGCCAACAAGGACAAGGGCTACCGGTGGGAGAAGCAGGCCCTCGACCACATCCGGGCCGCGTTTCCTGAGATCGACCCGGAGGAGATCCGGCGCCACGGGACCCTGTACGGGGTCAACGACCGCGGGGACATCACGCTGGCGCCTCTGGCCTTCGTGTTCGAGATGAAGAATGTCCAGCGATTCGACCTGGCCCGCTTCATGCGGGAGTTGAAGCGCGAGTTGGAGCACAATCCGCAGGCCACCAATGGCGCCGTCGTCATCAAAGCGAGGCTCAAGGGAACCGGCGAGGCGTACTCGGTGATGCCTTTTGACAGCTTGCTGTCTCTAGTCCGTGAGAACTGGGATCTGAAGCGACTCCTACGCCAGGAGCGCCAGTTGAGGAAGGCTGGTTGAAGATGAGTGAGCGCAAGTCGGTTGCCTTCGATTACCGGGCGTGGAAGGGAAGCCGGGACTGGAACGCGCGGAATTCGAAGCGCTATGTCTTTCCCGTCACGGTTCGGAAGGTCGGGGACCCGGTGCCGGCGCGTGAGCAGTAAGCCGCCTATCGCCCTGGTGCTGAAGCATTACTACGGCATCCAACTTCGGGACCGGAGCGGGTGGCAGAAGATTCTGTGCCCGCTTCACCCGGAGACGAATCCGAGCGCGTCAGCAAACACCGGCTTTCAACGATGGGCATGTTTCGTCTGTGACGTGTCCGAGGACAGCTATGACGTGATCCAGAGGGAGGAGGGATTTGGCTTCAGACAGGCTCAGGAGTTTGCAGATAGCCGGTTCGGTACAGGCAGCGAAGACGTACCACTGGCAGTACAAGGGGAGTCCGGCCGAGGCGTACATGAAGGCTCGGGGGCTGGCCGGCGTCGCCGACCGGTTTCGAATCGGATTCGTCGGTTCGGCTCTTACTGGCCATGAGCAGTACGCAGGGATGCTCGTCATCCCGTACTTGCGGCCGGCCGGTGGTGAACACGGTGTGGCCACGGTGCGGTGCCGCTGTATCGCCGACGAGTGCGTGAAAGACGAGGCAGGCCGGTATCTCGCACCGCTTCAGAAGGAGCGGCACCAGGGTCACGGGAAGTACCGGTCGCTCCCGGGGGATGTGCCGCGGCTGTACAACACCATGGCCTTGATCGGCTCCAGCCCGAATGTGGTCGTGACCGAGGGCGAAATGGACGCGATGACATGGGAGGCGGCTGGTGTCCCGGCCGTCGGTTACCAGGGCACCTCAGCGTGGCGCGCCCACTTCGATCCCGCCTTCATGGGGTTCCGGCACGTCTACCACGTGGCCGACGGAGACGAGCCCGGCATTGCGGCTGCGGAGAAGCGCGCTGCCGAAATGCCCAACGCAAAGGTGATCATCCCGGCCCCCCGGCATGACTCCAATTCGTTCGCGTACGAGTACGGGTTCGACGTGCTGAGAGAGAGGATCGGCCTGTGAAGCTGAAGTTCGGGCTGGACGACGAGGTGACCATTTGCCCCCCGAAGGGCAGGGAATATTCCTTCGTGCTGCGGGAGCGGAAGGGCCAGACCGGCACGGTCGCGGACATTGACTCCAGATACTTCCTCCCCTACGAGGTGATGTTCCCTGACGGGCGCCGCTACATGTTCGCGGAGGACGAGCTGATGCCCGCGAGCACTGAACCATCCACGGAGGAGGAGGGCATCGACCACCCGGGCCACTACACCTGGATGCCCGGAGGCATGGAAGTCATCGAGATAACTCGGCACTTCTCGTTCGTCCGTGGGAACGCGTTGAAGTACCTGATGCGGGCGGGGCGAAAGGGTGACGAGCTGGAGGACCTGAAGAAGGCCCGTTGGTATCTCGACTACGAGATCGAGAGTCTGAAGGTAGCAGATTGACTCTCGAAGAACACGCAAGGGCTATTGAAGCGGCGATCAAAGCCGCTTACGCCGATGGCTACGAGTTGGATAACGGCGACTGTTCGCCCATCCACGCTATGGACCTGAACACTGTCAACGATGGCTGGTTGGGCCGGTACGTCGAGATCGACCTACCGGAGCCGACCTACTCCCGAGGAGCCATGTGAAGCGAATAGTTGTCATATCCGACGTGCAAGCGCCATTCGAAGACAAGCGGGCGCTGCGGAACGTCCTCGCGTTCATCGGTGACTACCAGCCGGACGAAGTGATCCAGATCGGCGACCTGGTGGACTACCCGGCTCCGTCGCGGTGGTCCGCAGGTACCCGGGCGGAGTTCGAGGGGAATGTGATCCGGGACTCCGAGTACACCAAGAGGAACTTCTTGGCTCCGCTTCGTGAGGTCTACTCCGGCCCCGTGTAGGTGCTGGAAGGCAACCACGACGAACGGCCGCGGAAGTATCTGGCCAGCCGGGCGCCGGCGCTGGCGGCCGAGGACACGTTCTACCGGTTTGAGACCCTGCTGGACTTTCCGGCCTTCGACGTGAAGAAGGCCGAACCCTATTACCCCTTGGCGCCTGGATGGGTGGCGGTCCACGGGCACGAGTCGCCGGGAATGAGCCAGGTGGCTGGCGCGACTGCGCGGCTCAAGGCGGCCAAGGCCGGAATCAGCATCGTCATGGGGCACACTCACCGGCTGGCCATCGCTCCGCACACCACCGGGCATAACGGAAAGCTCCGGACCATCTACGGGTTCGAGGTCGGACATCTCATGGATGTCCGCCAGGCCGGATATCTCAAGAACGGGCCGGCCAACTGGCAAAAGGGCTTCGGCCTGTTCTACGTCGGCAAGTACAACGCCACTCCGCACGCGATCCCGATCGAGGACGACGGATCGTTCGTGGTCGAGGGCCAGCGGTATGGCGAGATCAAGCGCGGACCGCGCGGAAAGTTCATTTCTAAGGGGGGTAAGGCATGAGTATGTGGAAGGGGCGGGAGTACCGTTCGAAAATGAGCGGGCTAAGCTTTTTCACCGTGGCTGAGCCGTTCGAGCACGGAGGCACGGAATACGTCGCTTACATCGGTGACGAGTGGGCATCCCCTCAGATAGCGAAGTGTGCCCTGTTCGGCGTAGGCGGAGTTTTCGAGCGTGTTCTGTCTCCGAAGTACCAGATCGAGCAGAAGGTCGAGGTGTACTGCTGCGAAGGGAAGATCGTTGGTGTTGCCAGTGAACCTGATAGGGATGGCGACTTCACTTACATCGTCCGTTACCCGGACGGGTCTACTGAGCTGGCCTGGGAAAGCGCCATGAAGGCGGTCGCATGACGGACCTCGACTGGGGACAGCTTAGCGAGCTGGCCGGCAAGGTGGCCCGGGAGATCGCTAACAAGTGGTGCGTGGTTGAAGTCGATGACGTCAAGCAGGAAATCCTGCTGCACGCGATGGAGGAGCGCCGCACTCTCGCCGAGCATGCCGAGGACCACGAGTTCATTCGCAAGGTCTTTTGGAATGCCGGGCGCCGGTACGCGGCCAAGGAGCGCGCTTACCGAGACCTGATGGACGATCAGTATTACTACACACCCGATGAAGTCCGGACCGTTCTGCGTACGTTCGTCTATACGGACGACGAAATTGGAGACGTTGTCGGTAAGAAGGACGACCTGACTCGGTGCGTGATCTCCGACAACATCATGCCCGCGCGGCTGGACGCTGCCGCAGCGCTGCCGAAGCTGAGCAACGAATATCAGGAATTGATCCAGCGGCTTTACGTCTACGGAATGCCCCCGGTGAATGACGCCGAACGGCGCCGAGGTTACCGGGCCGTTGACGCCCTGGCCCTGTCCATGAACCGCCACATCCGAACCAAGAGGGGAGCCGCGTGACGGCCTGGAGGACCGAGACCGCCCGAACCGTCTACGAACGCACCTACAGCCGGGAGCTGCCGTCGGGGGAACTGGAGACCTGGCCTCAGACCGTCGAGCGCGTGGTCGACGGCAACCTTGCGCTCGTGGACGAACAGTTCATCGAGCCGGACGAGCGTGAGCGCCTGGTCGAGCTGATCGAGACGTTCAAGGTCCTGCCCGCCGGCCGCCACCTGCGCGGCAGCGGCGTCACCGACTACGCCCTCAACAACTGCTGGGCCGCGGGCTGGGATCCGGCGCGGCCGGAAGAGCACTTCACGTTCACCCTGCTCCGGCTCGCCGAGGGAGGAGGCGTCGGCGCGAACTACAGCAACCGGTACTTTGCCGAGTTCCCGGCCGTGGAGAACGCGCTCCAGGTGCACATCGTCTGCGACCCGGCGCACCCTGACTACACGGAGATGGCGGAAGCCGGGCTGCTGTCCGGGGACTATGCCTACACCTGGCACGTTGCCTATGCCGTCGAGGACTCGCGGGAGGGCTGGGCCGCCGCCCTCGCAGACCTGATCCGCACGGCCCACAACCCGCAGGTGCGGCATACCGATCGTGTCTACGACGTGAGCCGGCTCCGCCGGAAGGGCGCTGCGCTGCGGTCGTTCGGCGGCACGGCCAGCGGGCCGGCGCCGTTCGCGGAGCTGCTGATCCGGACCGGAGAGATCCTGGCCGACTGCGCCGGGTTCCCGCTTACCGGCATGGATGCGATGGAGATCGATCACGAGATCGCGCGGTGCATCGTGGCCGGGGGTGTGCGCCGCTCGGCGCGTATGTCGGTCATGCACTGGCGGGACTCGCAGATTGAGGAGTTCGTCCGGTGCAAGCGGGAGCAGAGCGAGCACTGGACCACCAACATCTCCGTGGAGGTGGACTCCGAGTTCATCACCATGGCCGAGGCTGGAGACCCCGCTGCGCGAAAGGTGCTCACCACCATCGCCGAGGGCGCGCTGCGCGACGGGGAGCCGGGGTTCTGGAACTCGTCGCTGTCGGCCGTGGGCGAGCCGGACGGGACGTACACGGTCAACCCGTGCGGGGAGGCCACGCTCAACCAGTGGGAGCCGTGCAACCTGGGCTCGCTCAACCTCGCCGCGTTCGTCGAGGACGGGCGCCCTGACTGGGAAGAGCTGGACGAGGCACACCGGCTGCTGACCCGCTACCTGGTCCGGGCTACGTTCGCACCGGTCGCGGACCGGCGTTCGGCCGAGGTGATCGCGCGGAACCGCCGTATCGGCGTCGGGCACACCGGGCTCGCCGATTACCTGGCCAAGCAGGGCATCCCGTACTCGCAGGCTGCGCACCACGACCACGGCCTGGTGGCGTACGACCTCCAGACGTACGCCGCGGTGGTGGACCGGGCTGCCCAGGAGTACGCCGCCCAGCTCCGTATCCCCGTGCCGGTGAAGCGGCGCGTGGTGGCCCCGACCGGGACCATCAGCAAGCTGGCCGGCGTCTCCGGGGAGGGGATCCATGCACCGTACGCGGGCTACTTCGTCCGCCGCATCCGGTTCTCGCTGCTGGACCCGGCGGAGGCCGCGCAGGTCGAGGAGTACCGGCGCAGCGGCTACCACGTCGAGCCGTGCATCTACGCAGCCAACACGGCAGTGGTGGCGATCCCGACGCGGGACGTGCTGCTGGACGAGGTGCTGGAGCAGGCATACGAGCACGCCGGCCAGCTCGACCTGGACGCCATGCTGAGCGTGCAGGAGATGTACCAGCAGTGCTGGGCGGACCAGGCCGTGAGCTACACGGCCGTGATCGACCCTGACCAGTACACCGTCGAGGACCTGGCCGGTGTGCTGCTGCACTACATGCCGCGACTGAAGGGCAGCACGGTCTTCCCGGAGTCCAGCCGGGCGCAGGCGCCGTACGAGCGCATCACGGCCGAGGAGTACGAGCGGCTGACGGCCGACCTGGACCACCGCGCGGTGGACACCAGCTACGACGAGGACTGCACCTCGGGCGCCTGCCCGATCTGACACCCCGCCGACGAACGAATGAATTGCCAACCCGTGGAGTGATCTTGAGCTACCCCGACCCCTTCGAGGACAAGTCCCCGTGGGACGTGCCCTCACACCAGACCACCACCGCGAAGAAGGAGACCGCGCCTATGCCTGAAACCTCGCGCCACCTTGCCCGATTCAAGATCGGCTTCACGCTCAAGGCCGGCAGCGGCTATGACGCCGAGTGGCTGACCCCCACCGTGTACGGCGACACCGCCGAGGACACCGCACGTGCGGGCGCCGCGCTGCTCAACGCCCTCAAGGCAGAGGGGCTGATCGACCTCACCGCCAAGGCAGCCGACTACACCCGCAGCCAGTTCAAGGGAGGCGCTGGCGGCACGGGGCCGAAGACCTTCCAGAACGGCAAGGTGGTCCCGAAGACCCCTCCCGCCGTTGCGGGCGACGACTGCCCCCACGGCCGCAGCCTTGTCGAGAAGGCGAATTGGGCCGCGATGTTCTGCAACGGCCCCGAGGGCGGCAAGTGCGAACCGCTGTGGCGCCAGAAGGACGGCGGCTTCAAGGCCAAGTAATCGACCACAGCAGATCGCGGGGCGCCGGCCACCACCGGCGCCCCGCCCTTTTGGAGGCACATGAAAACCCTGACGACAGTGATTGCACTCTTGCTGGCGCTCGCACTCGGCGTCTGGCTGAACATGGCAGGCCCGTGCAAAGCATGGAAATACTCACCGGCCGCGCACGTGCCGGCCCGGTGCCTGAAGGAATTCCGATGACCGAAGCAAACCGGATTCTCGTCTACGGACTGGAAAACGGCGGCGTCGATCTGTGGTGCGCCAAATGCGAAACCCAGATTGCCTCTGGAGGCTGCGCATGCTGCGACAACAATGCGGTAACTGCCCAGGACATTGCCACTGCGACCACAGCTCACCACTGCAAGGAGTCCGCACCGTGATCTACGCCTTCTGTTACGGCATGCTCGCCATGCTCCTGATCCTCGTACTCATATCGGCCTACGAAGGCAGCTAG